TCGCGGTGTTGCTGTACTAAGGAATGTAAAAAACGGCAGCTTAGATCTGGAGTGGTGGGGACTTGAGCGTATCAAGGCCAGATACTCGTAAATCTCTCAAAACCAAAGAGAGACTTCATCAAGTCAACCGATTTCTCATAGAAGAATATGATGTAAAGGTTAGGCTTCGTGTAGCTAAAATGCCTAGAGCATTTAAGGATTGCTTGGGATTTATATCCTATGATAATCCAAACCTTCCACCTCTTATCTGGATAGCAGCAGGGCTTTCTACTTCCGAGGCTGTGTCAACGTTGCTTCATGAATTTGCCCACGCTATAAGTCATAAGGTCCACGGCCCCTCATGGAAGCGTGCTTATGATGGGCATGACAAAGACTTTGCTATTGTTCTGAACAAGATTGAGAACAGGTTTATCTACGAAAATGGATCAACCGAGAGCAAGGAGTACTGATGGAAAACGGAATACTTCCCAAGGATCCTCCCATCGAAGAGGCTATCAAGGCTCTTGAAACGGCAAGGGATCACACCAGTGCTGCTTTGAACCAGATAAAGAGCAGTGATGTTGGTGAATCTATTAGTGAAATGGTTCACATGACTTTGTACATGCAAACGTCAGACACTCTCAATGGATTAAATCTTTGCATCGCGACTCTTGTAGAGTCTTTAAAGCAAGATCAATTACCTACGATCCATCCAAGTTCCTTGAACCTATTAGACTGATTGACTCCATAGCAGGAGCCTTCGTATTCTCCCGGCTCAGTGATGCATACGCAATCCGGTGTCGCGCAAGTTCCATAGCACGGCAGATCGGGACAGTACGCACATCGTGCGGTTGTGGCGTATCCCAAAGCTACTGACACCGAAAAGACCAATGCCATTAGTGCTATCTTTATGGATCGTTTCATTCTTGTTCCTCCTGTTTTGTTCAATTTTCTATTCCGCTCCACACTTCGCTTAAAAAACGATGGGTATCTACCATGTATTTACCTATCGTGTCGTGCCAGGGTTGGGAAACTACCCTCCACTCACTAGTACAAAAAGCAATCTCTTGAGTTTTTTTAAGCGCATCCGACTCTACGGCTATAGCAATTTCCCGTGATGGAAAAGCCCACCAAGCACACAATCGTGTTTCAATAACCTTTCTCCAGGGATTGTTTGCAGACCATCGAAGCTCAGAGGATCTATAGATTGGGTCCACACTAACCCCTATTTTAAAGGCCGACTGTGAGAATGAATATACTAGGTAGACGGAAGTCTCTCTGTCTAAATTCACTTATTGACTTGTCCTTCTAGAAAAGCAGAGACAGCCATCCTGACTACCTCTGCGTTGGTGATCTTGTTTTCGTCTGCGTATTTTTTGATTTCTTCTATGTCTTTCTTTAGGAAAAGAATATTATAGTACTGAGTCTCACCTCCAAGGTTTGTCTTCATGTACTTAGCGCCGGGCATCTTCGATCTCCTCTATCCAGATCCTTCGCTCTAGATACCAGATGGCTTTGTTTAGATCGTGAGAAAGACTGTTGTTTCCTTTTTTCCGGCCAGCCCTGCTGATGTACTTCAGGGCTTGACCAAGATGGTACTCAAGCTTCCAGTCTTCAATTACTTGTATCGGTTCTATTTCCCTACCCTCAATGTAATGGGGCGGACTATTGATCAGATCATTACTCATTGAAGAAAGATTCCTTCATCCGGTTAAACTCAGCGAGAGCGTCATCATTGGTTAGAAGATCTTTTCGTGATTCGATTCCGAGAACTTCCTTGAGGACAGACACTGTCCCCTCTTCGTCTTCCCCGCCAACCCATCGTTGCCAATCTTTATTGCTTCTGCAGAGCAACGAGAATGCAGCGACCGCTTTCTTCCCCTCCTCGGCATCCGGCTGAATGACGGCTTCATCCGTTTCGTCGGCAAGCTGGACAAGGACACACATGTAGCGAGTGCTGGGGCTTTGCGTCATAAGGGATCGAACTCTGCCATTTGATTTGGCCTGATCAGAACTAAGGTGCTTTCCGTCAAGCACATCGTTCGGGTTGATCCTCAAGGTAACTTTGTGGCCACCGTTTGCGGTCATGCTTGTGCTTACGAGTTGGGCTTCAAATTTGATTGTGATGTCTGATGCTTCCATTCCTTCCACTTTCTTTCTGACCATTCAATTGGATCAACGTAGTGCTTCAGCCAAAACTGAAGCTCATCCCCGAATGTGTGACACAAAGAATGGTGGGTGCGGCACAGGGGAACTGCCTTGTCATCTCCGCATGCGCGTTGAGACATACCCCTCGGAACTCCCGTGACGGAAGACCTCGGGTGATGAGCATCCACACCAAAGTTATTGCACACAAGGCATGGATGCTCTCTCACCCACCGAAGATACGGCCCAGACTTGATCACAGGTCGAAGGCGTCTTCTTCAGTTTCGGGAGCCGGGGACTTCTTGGCGGCAACCTTGGATGCACCTTCCTTCTTCCAAGAGTTATCCTCAAGGCAGATAGAAAGGTAGCCTTCTCCAGTGGCTTCGTCCTTGCGCTTCCAGAGAGCCATGGATACCCAAGTCTCTCCGTTCTCCTTGAACTCATCCACGATGTTCTTGAGCCAGAGCGCACACTCCCGGTTCTTCTCCTCTGCATTATTGCCAGTGAAGCCGCCCACCTTGAGCGAGCCCTTGAAGTCAGGCTTGTTGGAGTTCTTCCCTTCCGGGAATTCGATGATTCGTCCGTACATTTTCGCCATTTGATTTTCCTTAATTGGTTAGGGTTGCGAGACGTTCTTTGAATGAAGCAACAATTGCTTCGGCTACATCCGGATGTGATTCCTTGAGCTTTGCTAACTCCTCTTTGTTGGACTTGAAGTGAGCCTGAAGGTCTTCCTTTCGGTTGATTGCCTGAATCACTGTATCATGGGCAATGAAGACACCATGTTCCTTGATTTTGCCATTCGGCTTTGAAGCCTTGGGTTTGGGCTGTGACTTAGCGGCAACCGAATTGCCTGATGACTCAGAGGGGATGTCCTCTCCGGCATAGATGTAATGGCCGAGGCCAAACATCGCCAAGCACTTGGTCAGGCATCTCATCTTGGCATCAGAAATGTCCCGTGAAGAAGGCGAATCAATTGCCTTGTTCTTGTAGTCCATGACAGGCAACCACATCGTTCGATCTACGTCATCTATTGTGACTGTGACATGGACACTGGCCGTTCCATCAGGGTAGTACATGGCATCCGTAGTCAGTCCAGATGGATGATCGAACTGTGTGAAGTGGTAGTCCGAATCGGGGAAATGATCCTGAACAATTCCCCATGCCCATGCCCAACTCAAGTAAGTCAGGTTGCCTTTCTTCTCTGTCTTGTCGTTGCAATCAACGGCAGAAAGAGTCTTCCAAATGTTTTCGCTACTCATTTATCCTCCAGTTTATTGTTTTTGATTTTCTCTAGTGCTTGTAAAAATTCATCGAAGGTTCTAGTGACTGATGCAGGGCAGACATACCACTGCTCTTCAATCTTTCTGACCCGATCAAAACCTTTCTTTACCTTCCAAAGATTTCTTGTTTTCCCAGGTATGGCAATAATCTCACCAGTTTTCTGTGACACAATCAGAAAAGAAAACGGTTCCCCTTTTGAGTCCACTTTTTCGCATGTGTCTACCATGATGTTCTCATCGGGATGGTCATCGGGACAAGTGAAGAATCGGCTACTGCTTTTGATCTCTATTTCCTTGCCCTCTACAACCATGTCCCTGATATCTCTGTAGGCTTTTCGTTGAGCCACTGTCGGCCTGATGAAGAAGCTGGGCACATGAACCTCAAAGCCTGCGGCGATCAGCTTGTATGCAACGTATGCCTCCCACCCCCTGCCTGCGTTGACCTGTGTCCTAAAGAGCGTGTCATTCTGATGCCAAGGCACACTCATTCAATAACCCAACTCAGTAGCCTTAACTGTAAACAGCTTTTTTCTTTCAATTTCTTTTACTTTAATAGAGTAAATGTGGGTATCTATCGGGACTTCCGAATAGCGACCTTGCATAATTTGATCTACATAGGTTTTGTCGGGCCTAAATTGACAGACCCAACCTCCATATACATTTTCTATTAACCAAAGTTTGTGTCCATCTTTATTGTTTTTGTATGCAGCCATTATTCATCCCCCCTGACAAATCCCGGCAACCTACTTGACTGCCAGTCCTTGTATTGATCGCAGTGCCCGGCTATGGGACAGAAGCTTTCACACCTGCGGTACCTCCCGATTACAGGTTCTATTTCTGAGTCAAGAGTGAGAGCAGCGGTGGCGTCCCTTTTCAGGCGGAAAGTGTCAACAAGAGTATTGCCCTCCCATACCTTCCAGTTCTTTCCACCGGGCCAGCGTCCCTCGTGACTACACTGAGGGAGGTTCTCGCGAGCATCTAGGTGGGCCTTCAGGCGCTCAGAAACATACGCCTCGCGCTCCTCAAAGCTCCACAGGGGAAGATCTATGGTCACCCCAGGCGTCGGGGGGTAATCCTGACTGCGCTCTGAGGTGGCCATAGACCAGTCCCTGATGAAGGCGTAGATCTCAAGGCCAATCACCTTGAAATGGGGCTTCTCTTTCTCCAATAGCCACGCATAGATGTTCAATTGCTGTTCCCATTTAAGCGTGTCTTTCAGGGAATAAGCTCCTGTCATCTTGTAATCACCGATGATGACACCAAAGTTGTCTTCATCGTCTCTGAGAATTTTCTGAAGATCCATAGCACCGGAGATCTTCTGTCCCTGAAACTCAGTGAACACTCTTTCCTCCGAGATCTCATTGTCACCTGCGGCTCCGGCCATCAGGGCGTGGAAGATTGTGCTCAGATATTTCCAAGGACTTTCGTAGGGATCGTCTTCGATCTCATCCTCATACTTCTCGGTGAGGATCTTGATGCGAGGCTCATCTGTCAGCGTGGTCGCTGTGAAGTCTGAGTCTCCAGCATCGTACTGCTTGGAATTTGCGTATCGGATCAACGGACCCGGCGCGTTGTGACGATTGACAATCTTAACCATACATCCTCCTTGGTGAACCCTATATTAAACGACATGTCATGTCAATAGGGAAGTGTTTTATAGCACATGCAGTTGGCCATTTAACCCTTATTTGGTCAACCATTTGAACCGTGTACAATAGGCATTGCACTGGGGGTGCGAGATGATCTTGTGGGAACAGACAATTGAAGGGGAACCTGCCTCTAAAGCCAACTCAAGGCGGCTTGTGAGTATTGGCGGGAAGCCCAGAGTAATCAAGAGTGAGAAAGCTCTGAGTTATTCAAGAAGATTTGCTGCTCAGGTAAAGAAACCCAGCGAGCTTATCGAAGAAGATGTCGAAGTGGCCGTGACTATCTGGTACAAGACAAGAAGGCCAGACCTTGACCCCAGTTTAATTT